CTTTAACCATCTATATGGAGAATCATGGATGTCACTAGTACCAAACGAGGGAAGAGCAATCTTCCTTTTCGCGAGAACTCCTTATTGGATGTTCACGGTCTCGTTTTCGTTCCGACTCTTGCGAGTCAGGGCGTTCAAGACGTCCGTCTTGGGTACAACCGACAATTGGTGGACACCGTTACCTCTTACAGAGGTAAGCGTGATACTACTCCCTCCTTCGATTCCCCTGGTGATATTTTATCATATTACCAGGAACAGAATTCGAAGCCGAAGTATGATACAGGCCATTCTTTCTTTTCTAGGAAAGAATCGCTCTACGTTTCACATCGTAGAGTGACTTTGAGAGGCTTGAAGGGTGCCTTCTACGAAGGTCCCATTCTTGCCACTGTCCCTTATGATATAGGTCAAACCTATACCGGTTGGGGCTCTCAATCGCTTGCATCGATCAAACCGGCTAGCATCGATTTAGGAAAGGGCACTACTGCCATTTCCCGATGCGAGCCGACTAGGTCCACGTTCTCACTGGTCCGAGCTGTTGTTGAAGCAGTTCGTGATTTCCCTGAGATCCCACTGAAGGCTATACGAGGATCGAAAAGCAAGGGTGAGATTTCGCAGAACCTTGGTTCTGAATATCTCAACGTTGTCTTCGGAATCGTACCTACAGTTCAGGATCTTCTCTCTCTTGCTACGAATGTTGTTACCTTAGGTGACAAAATCGAGCATTTTAAAAGAGACTTGGGACGACCAGTGCGTCGGCGATATTCCTTTCCAGAGAATGTGGTTTCAACTAAGAGTATGCAAGGCACTAGTGTCTTGCATAACTCTTACGCTGCTTACCAGAACCCTGCCCAAGCCTATACGGCTATGGACAGTGCTTTCTATGGAAAGGATACTCCCTATACAGTTTCTCAGACAGAGTCCATTACTGAAAAGTATTGGTTCTCTGGAGCCTTCGAGTATTACCTAGATCCTCTTCTTGAGAAACTAGGTCCTGCTGGTGAGGCTTATGGTTTGGCAAGTCAATTCCTCGGACTTAACTTGTCTCTGAAAACCATCTGGGAGCTGACTCCATGGTCCTGGCTAGTCGATTGGTTTCTCAACACGAGGGATTTCATCTCTCTTGCTGAGAAAGTAGCCAACGACAGCCTTGTGCTACGCTATGCTTATCTGATGAGGACTTCTGTCCTCACCAATGAGATAGCAATCGAAGGATTGAAACCGGTTCATCCGAACAATCCGACGAATTTCACGACTACGACACAAGTTATTGTGAAGGAGCGCGTGAGAGGCACACCATATGGATTTGGCCTTAACACTAATGCGTTTTCACTGCAGCAGTGGGCCATCCTCGGAGCTCTTGGTCTAACCAAGGCTCCGAAAACGCTCTGGTGAGGCTTGGTTAGCCTCTTATCCGGAGTCATGCCTCTGGGGTCTTCCCAGGACATGCATCACTTGCTCATTGAAGAGCATGCTTACAGCAAAGGAGAATGCCATGGCATTCGCAGATCCTCAGTCCGTTACGATCTCTGGCACTGCCGTTTCGCTTCCGCGAACCGGTCAGGGAGTCGGCATTGGAACTTTTGGTTCCTCTGACGGCTCCAATGGTCTTGATGTGCGTCATTCCTATGGAAAGACGCGCACTCGACGTACCATTGGGATCACCAACAAGAAGTTCGTTTCGGACCCTCTCCGTCCCACCGACAATAAGCCGGTGAGCGCGACGGTCCGACTGGTCGTGGATGCACCCCTTCAGGGGTACACTCCAGCCGACCTGCAGGCGATTATTGTAGGCTTTCTTGCCAACCTTTCGGGTGGCACGAACGCCAACATCGCCAAACTTCTTGGCGGGGAGTCGTGACCTTCACTTCGGCAGACCTTGGTCTGCTGGTGATGGTCATGACCCTCGTTGTGACTGCCCCCACTGTGGGGGTTCTCTTGGTTACGCGGCGAGGTAACTCGTCGCGTAGCCGTCACTAATTTAAATTAGTGAAGAGAGGATCGATTGAATGTTATGGCTAGGGATAGTTAGCCCTGAAAGGAGCAACTATGAATAGCCTAACAAATCTCCACATTAAAGTGCTAGAGGAATCTGGTACTTTGTGCGGCGTCGACACCCAGCGAGATGTGGAAACACTTCTCGCTCGAGTTGAACACGAAGGGTTATCGTTTTTAACGATAACT